ATAAATTATCAACATGTATATATTTCTCTGTTTTGAACGATGTCATCTATGTAATTTACAGCGGTATTTTTTATATCAGTATACTTCAGAATGTCATTAGACGATATACCAAAGAAAACACAATATGTTATAATTGACTCAAACTTTGTAAATGGTACAAATAATGTATTTTCACTGGATCTACAACTTGAATCAAATACACACATTGAAGATATGAGTCGTGTACTTGGAGTTAGATTAGTTGATTTCTATATCACACAGATTGGTGCAGCAAGTCCAACTAGTAGTCCAAGTAATATAGCAAAATATGTTGATATTACATGTCCAGATGTACCGAAAGTTGCTCAGATTTTAGACGAACGTCGTGGACAGATTTTAGCACGCATTCCATTGGAAAGGCATTTTACACACTCATCGCACACAGTTCTCCGTGATAAACAAGCAAAGCTATTTGGAAGGAAGACGAACTATTTCAATCCCATATCTATCAGAAAACTCAATTTCAAAATACATGAATATCAAGATGACAATGATTATGTTTTACTTCACCCAGATTCAAAGTGGTATATGATTCTTGAAATTACCACTGTGAACGTCAAGGAGAAACCAAAGAACCGTGAACTCCAAATTCTACTAGCGTTGGAGAAACTTCTTGGTAAGATAGACACCCTCAATCAAAATGTTCAAAAGTTACCCGATAAACCACCAGAACCCCCAAAAGAGAAGTACTCATTTGGAGTCCTTATAGCAATTTTAGCGGCCCTCTTTGGAGGTTTTATGTGGTGGGTTAATAAAAGTCCTACTGTATAATAAATTTTGATATTAAAAGGAAAGTTATAATATCAAGAAATGGTTGAAGACGAAGTTATTTACATGTTTGAAAATTGTGTAGAAGTCCCCACATACAACGAGATATGTGGAGCCTACGTTGACATCGGAAAAGGTTTTAGTGAAGCAACTATTGTTGAGACAGAACTCAAACTGGCGTTACTCCTGGATACACTTCAGGATAGGAGAGATTATCACTGGGATAAAATTAAGCTACGGTGGAAGGAGCGCTGGATGTAGCCTTCCTCTTAGCTGGAGTGTTAGCAGTAGTCTTCTTAGCCGCGGGTTTGGCTGAGGGCTTGGGAGCCTCCTTGGGAGCCTCCTTGGGAGTAGACTTGGGCTTCTCATCTTTAGGGCAAGTGCACTTGCAAACACCAGTGGGACCCTGAGCGCCAGTGGGACCCCTTTCACCCTGGGGTCCAGGAACACCGGCACCACCAGTACCGGTATTGTCAATAATCTTTAGGAGAAGCTCATAGAGACGACCCTTGTCAAGACGAGCGCGCTTGATCTCAGCTTCAATTTCGGTGCGGATAGAGTCCATTGTAATATATATAAAAGAAAGATTATCTTTAAACCTAATATGATCATAATCGGTCCACAACTTGGAAGTGGCATTGGTCAACATGCTTTCAAATACACGAAAGTTTTTGATGATGCCTCTTATCATTACATAGGTACCGAATTACCCAAAAGTGAATACGGTCTGTTGTTCCTTTTACCTATAAAATCACATATTGAATACGCAAACTACGCTAAAACACGTGTTAATAAATTAGCATTTATGACAGTTTGTGAAACAGAAACCGTACACGAAGATTACGGTATGATAATGGAACTATCAAAAAAGATTATGGTACCAAGTATGTTCTGTAAACGTGTACTATCCAGACAGTTCCCTGGGAATGATTTTCCTATAATACATGCTCACATCCCACCACCCAATAAACCATTCTATACATTTTATCACATCGGAAATATAATGGATGATAGAAAGAATTTTAGGGGAATATTGGAAGCTTTTGTTAGGTTAAATAAACCAAATGCAAAACTTGTAGTAAAAGCCACGTGCAACAATGAAGTTAAAATAAACTTACCAAATGTTGAAGTTATAAATGGATTGATTTCAGATGAAGAAATGGATAAACTACATGATAGTTGTGATTGCTATGTCAGCTTTTCAAAGTCAGAGGGTGTGGGTATGGGTCCAGTTGAAGCAGCCTTACGTAACAAACCTGTGATTATAACTAACTTTGGTGGAAGTCCCGAGTATGTAAAGACACCATATACTATTGAGTGCGAACTTCAAGAATTGGAGAAAGACGACTTTCTGTTTAAGAAAGGAATGGTCTGGGGTAAACCAAATCCGAACCAACTCTTGGAGTTCATGAGAGATGCATACGATAAGAAACTACGCTATATGAACCACGATCATACTAAGAAACTTGTTGGGAAAGAAAACATCTTAGAGGAGTTCCTCTTGAATGTAGTTGGTGGCGAGAATGATAAGACCAACAAGGATGGCACCACTCATTAAAGAACCCTGTTGAGACATGATAGTCATAACAAGGTCATCAACGGGTCCGACACCGGTGGGCTTCTTAGCGATTTTGGGAACGATGACACCGATTGCGAGGTAAAGAGCCATTGCTATTATTACAGGTCTAAGAGTCTCCTGATCTAAATACATTGTTTATATTAGCCAGTGATTTTAATTCCATCCAACTGGCTCAAGAGACTGTTTACATCCACCTTCTTCCCCATACCAATATCCGAAACTTTATGTTTCCTACAGTAGTCTCCCACAACAGCCTTGAACCTACAAGGCTTCCCCGCCATTGTTGTAGCACAACAAATCTTTTGTTTTGTCCTTTGATCCACTGCAGCCTCTTTGGGTGGAGCATCAAGTAAAATAGAAGAGTTCTCTTTTCTCCTATTTTCAATCTTTTTGTATCGCATTTTCATTTTCCAAGTGGCATCAGCCAGCTTGTAGCATTTTTCATTTGGCTCTCCGAGGCGGTACATTCTCGTCGCATCGGAGAGGCAGGAAGACCAAATGGTATCACGAATTATTTGCATTTTGTTAGTTGATTTTTAACATATTTGATAATCACTTAGGTGTTCTATGCCACTTCACCACCAATTTGAGCAAGATAAATGTCAACATCACCAGCAAAGTTTGGGCATTCTTCGGATGTCTTCTTGGTTACCATATCCTGAACATTTGTGACGTGCTCTTTGAACTTCTTCACATCTATACCAGTGGCATTGTGAATTTGAGATTCGTTGGCAATATCCTTAACAGCGTATAGATAAGCTGCCGCGTAATTTGCGTGAAGAACCGCAATGACCGGAGATTTGTCCTGTTGCGCCGCTGTGGCATATCGAGCGGACTGTCTAATCAATTTTTCAATCGACTTGTTCATACCACGAGTCTTGTTCTGCATCATCAGAAACAGCACGAAAATTGCGGCTATAAGATATAGATACATCTCTTAAGGTATCTAAAGAAAAATTATTACGTTAAGTTATGACAGTAGATGAAGATCTACATACAATAATGTCAACTGTTGATGATACAAGAGAACATATATCAGAAGGTCAATATTTAAGAACTTGTGAAGCTATATGCCGTATACATGTAAAGTTGAAATCTCCAAAACTTCCACTTCCATCCTTTAATGTGAGACATACAGTTAAATGTTTCTATATGTTTTCATATGCTGTATCAGTATTGAAAATTGTAGAAAAGGTAGTGAAAATTGTTTCTAAAAAATAACCTAAGTAAAGAAATGAAACGTTATAAAATTAACAAAGATGGAGAGCGTTCAAAAGCTCACCCACGTTGAACACGTCCTCAAGAGACCTGACTCCTATGTCGGTCCCGTGGACAAAACCCATGAGTCCTATTGGCTGCTGAATAACACGAATAATAACTTTCAAAAAAAGAACATCTCTTATTCACCAGCCCTACTCAAGATCTTTGACGAGATTCTCGTCAACGCCATTGATCGTAACTCCCTGCACCCAAAAAATGTTACCCAAATTGCTGTCTCTGTAGACAAAGAAACCGGTGAAGTTACTATCGAGAACAATGGACCTCTCGGAGGCATCAGTGTTCGTATGCATGAAAAGGAGGGTATCTGGAATCCCGAACTTGTATTTGGTCATCTCCTCACAAGTACAAACTATGATGATAACCAAAAGAGGATTGTCGGAGGTCGTAACGGCTACGGAGCCAAATTAACGAATATTTACTCATCGGAATTCTCTGTGGTCATCAAGGATGGTGAGGAAAAGAAGACCTATACCCAAAAGTGGTCTAACAATATGACCACCTGTCATCCACCAAAAATAACTAAGCACAGTGCTGCAACATCTTCAGTGTCTATAACTTTCACCCCGGATTGGAAACGTTTTGGAATGAAGGATATGGATATTAATATTTACAAGATTTTTGAGAAGCGTGTTTGGGATGCAAACATTTGCACAACTAACTGCAAAGTCAAGTTCCAGGGTGAAGCTCTACCCAAGATAACATTTGAGGCTTATGCCAAGATGCACGAAGGAGTTACAGATCTATGTTCAGTTACCACTGATCGTTGGTCTGTCTGTGTAGGACCATCCGAGAACGGACTTGAGCAAGTGTCCTTTGTAAATGGTATCTGCACCAATAAGGGTGGTACACACGTTGACCATGTGGCTTCTCATCTTGCCTCTGGTATCATTGATGAAATGGCTAAGAAGATTAAATTGAAGCCTCAACAAGTCAAAAATACCTTCAACATCTTTGTTCGGGCAACACTGGAGAATCCAACCTTTTCCAGCCAAGTAAAGTCTGAGTGTACCTCCAAGGTGCAAGACTTTGGAAGTAAGTTTGCACCCAATAAGACCTTTGTCAAGAATGCTCTCAAGACTGGTATTCAAGATGAACTGTTGGCACTCTCAAAGTTTAAGGAAATGAAGGAGTTGTCTAAGACAGATGGTGGAGCCCGTAAATCAAAAATTACAGGTATTCCAAAGCTCGATGATGCAAATAAGGCTGGTACAAATCAATCCAAAAAGTGCACTCTCATTATAACAGAGGGTGACTCGGCAAAGACACTCGCTGTCGCTGGTCTCTCGGTTGTTGGTAGGGATCATTACGGTGTATTCCCACTTCGGGGTAAGTGCAAGAATGTCCGAGATGCATCAGTTGCACAGTTGACCGGGAATCAAGAGTTCAATGATCTCAAGAAAATCTTGGGTCTCCAACAAGGAAGAGACTACAAAGATGTATCCGAGCTTCGCTATGGACGTCTCATGATCATGACTGATGCGGATAACGACGGCTCGCACATTAAGGGTCTGATTCTTAATCAACTTCACTACTTCTGGCCGAGCCTCCTCAAATTGGGTTTTGTGGTATCTATGGTAACACCAATTATTAAGGCTACGAAGGCTTCCCAAACCAAGTCATTTTACACAGATTCTGCATTCAGAAACTGGTATGGAAATGGACAACAGGGGTGGCGCATTAAGTACTACAAGGGTCTCGGTACTTCAACCTCTAAGGAGGCGCGTGAGTATTTCAAACAAATTGAGGATCTCACTGTCAAGTTTGAACATGACATCATGACTGATAAGTCTATTGTCTTGGCATTTGACAAAAAGAAGGCTGATGATCGTAAAATGTGGCTTCTTGAAAGTACCGCGAAAGATCCCTCAGAACTTGAAGTTCCTTATGGTTATGTTAAGCAGTTGAACATCACTGACTTTGTTCATAAGGATCTCGTGAACTTCTCACTTGCAGACCTCAAGCGTTCCATCGCTCACGTGGCTGATGGTCTCAAGCCCTCCCAGCGGAAGGTGATGTACTCTTGCTTCCAAAAGAATTTGACTGCCGAGATGAAGGTTGCACAATTGGCTGCATTTGTGGCTGAGAAGAGTGCCTATCATCACGGTGAAGTATCACTCGCAGATACGATCGTGAAGCTGGCAAATGATTACATGGGTTCAAACAATATCAATCTCCTTGAACCTTGTGGACAGTTCGGTACTCGTCTCATGGGTGGTAAAGATGCGTCTCAAACGAGGTACATCTTTACGAGGCTGACTAAGCAGGCTCGAAAGATATTTGATCCTCGCGATGACGCGGTTCTTAACTATTTGGATGATGATGGACGGTCAATTGAACCAGACTTTTACATGCCAACGATCCCCATGGTTCTCGTGAATGGTACAGAGGGTATTGGTACAGGTTTCAGTTGCTATGTCCCACCATTCAACCCTAAGGATATCAAGGATAATATTGGAAGGATCTTGGATGGAAAACAAGTTGTACCCATGAGACCATGGTTCAGGGGCTTCAAAGGGAAAGTACACAAGGAGGATGATACATGGATGATGGAAGGTGTGTGGAATTGGAAAGGGATGAATATCGTGGTCACTGAATTACCACCAGGGCGTTGGACACAAGATTACAAGGAATATCTTGAAGGTCTCGTTGAAAAGAAGTTGATTGGTGGATTTACGAATAATTCCACAACGGAGGATGTTCATTTTGAAATTGAAGATTATACCGGAAAAGATCTCCTCAAGGATCTAAAATTGAGGAAGACATTTCGTGTATCAAATATGCACCTTTTCCACCCCACGAGGGGTATCCACAAGTACTCAAGTCCGGAAGAGATTCTCAAGGACTTTGTAGAACTACGTGAAGATCACTATGTGAAGAGAAAGGCACACCTCATCAAGGTTCTTGAAACGAGGGCTACCATGTGTGGATACAAATCTAAGTTTGTTACTATGGTTATTGAAGGTGATATCGTGGTGTTCAAACGTAAGAAGCAGGACCTTGAAGAAGAACTTTCAAAAACGTTCCCCAAAATTGGTGGTACTTATGACTATCTCCTCAACATTAAGACTGTACAATACACAGAGGAATCTGTCAAGGATCTCCTCAAGGAATCCAAACAGGCTAAGGAGGAACTTGAAGTGATGAAGAATACAAGTCACATTGAAATGTGGAAAATGGATATTAAAAATATGTAGACAATAGATAGGTATGGGTGAAGCTGCGAAAATTTCGCTCAAAGCTATCGGAAAGCAAGACACTCACTTGCTTTCCGATGATCCAGAAGAATCATTCTTTAATTATACCAATAATCGTGCTCACTCTGATTTTAGAAAATATCATAGGAGTCGTACTGTAATCAAACCGGGTAATTCGGATGTTACATGGCCTTTTAATAAAACTGTTAAAGTTGAATTTAATCCGCGAAGCATGGGTGATCTGCTGAGTAATATGTACTTGAGTGTAACAATGCCCGCTATAAGCGATGGAAACTACGCGGATCAATTGGGTAGACATCTTCTCAAAAGTGTGACAATGTATGTAGATGACATTGAGGTAGAGAAGATATATGATGACTGGGGTATTATATATGATGAGCTTTATTTAGAAATGTCTGAAAAGGTGGCAAATGGATTTCTTGTAAATAGAAACCTCGGCTTTGATGATGCACCGGACAATACTGCTGTAGCGAGGTATAGTTCAGATTTGGTTATTCCAATCCACTTCTTCTTTTCGAGGAAGTTTGCAAGTGATGAATATTCGTCAAATAGTCCTAATAGACCCTATTTCCCCGTGTGTTCAATTTATAAACAGAAAATAGAGTTTGAGTTTGAGTTCCATAAACAAGAGTTCTTTACAGAAACAACTGACGTTGTAACTCTACCCCAGTTTAATATAATCACCGAGGAAATAACTGTAAGTCCAGAAGAAAGAATCTTTCTGACGAGTAAGGACCAGATGTTTATAACAGATCTTGTACGCCGACACCCCGTGATTGTTAGTGATCTAAATAATGATATCATAAGGAATAACTTAGTTCCTAACATTCCTGTAAAGTGCATTCACTGGTTTTTAAGGAATACAATATTTGAAGATGAAAGTGATGCTATAGGTCCATACGGTGCAGCTGTCGCTGGTCAACGTTTGTACCAAAATCGTTTCAATTTTTCTTCATCCCTTGATTTTCAAGGTGAGAATACATTCTTTTATCCTCTTATGTCCGAAGCGAGTTTCAACATAAATGGAAATAAACTTCCAAATGTAACAAAAACAGATCACTCATATTTCAAATATCTCATTCCATTCCAAAAAAGATTGGCAAGACCAATTAGAAATGTATATACGTATAGTTTCTCGTTGAATCCGATAAATGTGGAACCATCGGGAAACTTGGATTTTAGTCAGATACAGTCTGATAAAACTAATATTGAAGTTAAATTGGATACTTCACAGCCGATTGACATTGCAAATGAAACATTTTCATTAAACATGTACTACACAGGCTATCAAACATTTGTATTTTCAAATGGTTTTATGTCACTTGCTTACTAAATAGAGTATCTCGGTGACTGTTTATATAGTCAATAATATTATTCTTGATACACCATTTGATGAAATTCAACTGCGCCAAAGTTGTATGGATTTCATGAGATGTTCCCGGAACTGTGTATGCAAACTTCTGTGATCTACAAAATGGATCAAACAGTTGTTTACTGTAACCGTTAAGACTGGATTTATATGCACAATGAACAGTGAATAGTTTACCATCACCAGTCTGATAAGCGGTGTGATTCTTCTTCGCATAGTTTGTAATAAACCACTCCAAATTGCGTAAGCTTATACCACTTGACTTGTCTAAAATTTTTAATAGTATAGTTTTATTCTTATCTTCATCGTAAAATTTGTTTATTGCTGTTAGTAGAATATCGTTTTTGTTCATTGTTATATTAAACCCCCAAATCTATAAGCCCGTTTGAAGCTTCACAACCCGGACACCCTCTTACAAACATCATCTCAGGTCCATGATTATGTATACTTCCTGTACTTGAAAACGACCTCTGGCATATACGCTGACCCTGTGATGCATGATGCTTACAATATCCATTTTCAAATGCCTTAAACCCACATCTCTGTCCATTATTTTTACTACCTTTACACGTAGTAATCGTATAAGACTCTGGAATATCTTTTAAAAGTTGTTCCAATGGAATGCCATGTTTCTTTGAAATTTTTTCGGCATACTCATTTACCACAACATTTATACGCTCTTCGAGAGCTTCGTCCATAAGCTTTACAACGTTATCATACAGACTCATTCCTAACTTCTACTGGATTATAATTTTTAAATAAGTCTTCAACGGATTCCTCTTTTGTTGTTCTCGCTTCCTTAAGCCGAGCCCTCAAAATAGCGAGTGTACCCACATCTTCTAAACCAAGGCGTTTACATTCAGCAACCAGTTCCTCCTTCTTCATACCACTCAGAGAGGGAAGCTTGGGAGGTTTTACGGGCTTATGTTGGTTAATGATTTCACCAAAGATTTCCTCTTTTACATTCTCATAGAGTGGGTCTAAGAGGTCACACACAGGATTCAAAAACTTATTGAGGAAGTAATAGTGGTAATCTACGGGGATGTTATGCTCTTCAACATACTTTGGGTCCTCGGACTTCTCAAAAGCCTTTGCCTTTGGATCCCCAGTCTTAGTAAGAAGGTAGGGTACACGGTCACCAGATTGTGGCTCTGAACCAGGTTTCCTTTGTCTCATTTTAGTGACTACTTGCACATGAGATTGATTAATGTTAACACTTTCTGAACTTGTTACAGATACAGATTTACCCCCAACTTTGTAAGAATCGGATAGACCTTGACTCAAAATAAGCTTCTGATTTGGTACATCACCCGAAAGAAGTTCAATTGCTCTCTCTTTGGCAAGCTCCTTGGGTGGACCGGGATCACTTGAAGTCAGAATTACATCAAGAAGTTCTTTGGATACTTCTCGAACGTGGGGTGTATTGTCACGTCTCACAAGTTGAAGACCCTTTACATCAATATAGTCCATATGCATATTATCATCCTTACCCTTTGTCCATAACTTCGCAGCATATCGTTTCTTACTGTAAAGGAAGTAAGGACAATATACCTTCTCAAGCTCTAAATTATTTGGCTTCTTGAAAAGAGCGCTGCATTCTTCTGCAGCCCTCTCACCCACCTCCCAACTGTAGGCAATAGCTTCTTCACCCGTACGATCACCGACATCAAACTCAATCATAACCGAATCAGTGTCACCATACCTAACATATGAACCTGGGAAGTTCTTCTCAACGTAGTTCTTAGTTTCTTCAATCATTGAACGACCCTTTGAAGTAGTAGTAGAAGCAATGGGGACACATGGAAGAATACCCTTACCAGCACCTGTAAAACCGTACACAGAGTTCATTGAAATTTTGTAGGCTAACTGTTTACCATTGTAGACTTCCTTCATGAAACCTGTAGCTGCAGCCATGTCCCTCTTAGCCTGTTTTCGAAACTGCTTAAGCTCCGAAAGGATTGCAGGTAAGAGACTGGGAACATCCTGTGCAAACTTGTAGGTGCGGTCGCCAATATTGAAAGTCTCATATTCAATACCAGGTATATTACCATACTTCCTCTCATCCATGACATACGAAGAATAACAGAGATTGTGAGCCATCATAATACTGGGGTACAAGGCTTCAAAATCAAGGGCTGTGATGGGTGTGTAATACGCCCCCTTTTGAGCTTCAAGGACAGTCGCACCCTCGTAGGGTTCTTCAGGGAGGGAACCATAACGAATAGTCGGAACCATAAATCCAAGCTCCCTCGCCTTCTTAGTCAGTTGGGAGAAAACCTTAATCTGCTGCCCACGTTCCACTAAGAAGGGAACCGGAACCCAAGTTGCCTTAGCCATCTCAACCAAGTTCAACAAAATACAAAGTTTCTTCATAAGTCTATGTGGAAGGAGAGTATCCTTAATACAATACTCAGCAACTTCTCTCAGTTTAACAGGATCTTCTTCCCTATAGCGAGCAAACATCTCCTTTGGTGCCATGTCAATCTTTTGATCTCCAAGGTACAGCTTTGAAACGCTATCAAGTTTGTAGCTATCCAATTTGTAACCTTTCTTTACCTCATGAAAGAGATCAAAAATAAACCTACCACTCATCGGAAGAAGCTTCAAAAAGTTATCACCCAGAGCGCTCGACGAGAGCTTTTTAATCACCAATTGGGAATCAATATCCTTTAGTTTTCCCAAGTTGTAAAAGTCGTAGTTGCACTTGTTAATTTGTGCACGTTTGTAAATATATTCCATATCAAAACCGAAGATGTTCCATCCCGTAATTATATCAATATCCTTGGAATGTAAATACTTTTGAAATGCCTCAAGCATTTCCTTCTCAGTAGCATAGCTGCGAATATCACACCCCTCAAGGTTTGAATCTGTTTGTTTGTAACAGAGACATGTCTTGTCATATGGTTCATCAGAGCCAAACTTACAAAGAGAAATAGCAATTTGGAAACAAGCATCACCAAGAATATTTGCATCTGGGAACTTACCAGTAGAACTATTACATTCAATATCCACAGATGCCACTACAAATGGCGCAATATCATCTCGGGCAACTGGCTTTAGAGTAGTCCAATCGTTACAGAAGAGGTCAATATCAACGTTCGCAATGTGAGAACGAACACATCTTTCACCACTATCAAGCCAACCAGTTGATTGAATACCTGTACGATGCATAAGACGTAATACTGGATCCAAATTAGATTCGTACACCTTAACATTCCTTACACCGAAAATTTCATACAGTTCAGGGCTCCTATCAAGTGGTCTACGTAAAAAGGAATCAACCAATCGGCGAGCTTGAAGATCTTTAAAGCTAATTTTCATATATGCAAACTCCTCATTATTCTGGAAACCCCATACATCTTTAGACTTCATCAATGAATAAGCAACCAGAGAATCTTTACACTGATTGCCGAGAATGTCATAAATTCTTTGAACCTTTCGCGAATCCACGCCACTTGGAAGCTTAATAAAAAAGTATGGTGTGAAAGCAGTAGTAACACAGACCGACTTACCATCCTCAGTTTTACCAAATATGCTAATCAAATGTTCATCTTCTCCATCTCGAGCCTCCCATGTAAGTGCCTGAAAAACTACCATTTTCTTTGTTGTGTTATTGACGCCCGAAAATTTTAATATACTTTATTAGTAAATATGTCAGCTGCTTTGATTGATCTTGTTTCTAAAGGTGCCCAGGATGTGTTCATCACTGGTGAGCCACAGGTCAGCTTTTTTCGTCAGAACTACAAGCGCCACACTAACTTCTCTATGAAGCCCGAGCGCATGGACTACATTGGATCCTTTGGTGCCTCTAATGAGATTACCGTACCCATTCGTTCTAAGGGTGATCTTCTCAGTTACATTTGGATTGAGGATACTCTTATTTCCAACGTGGCTACCAACACTGACGGTCTCTTCTCCGCCGATGCCTCCAACCCCACTACTTTCCAACTCTGGATTGGTGGTCAGAAGGTTTCGGAACTTGACTCACTTTTCATCCAGGGTGCTTACAACCCCCTTCTCCGCGATAACTCTGCCAAGGCTTCATGCACTGTCACTACCAATGTTGCCAAGGAGAACCATGGTCAGAATCACTTTATGATTCCTTTCTTCTTCGGTGAGGACTGGACCAAGGCTCTTCCTTTGGTGGCCTTACAATATCATGAGGTGGAACTTCGAATTAAGTGCAGGGATGGTTACACTCCCCAAGGTACTCCCAAGATCTACGGTAACTACATATACGTTGATACCGATGAGAGGAAGTATTTCACCGAGACCGAGCATGAGATTCTGTTCACCCAAACCCAATACCAGCCAGCTACCAGCACTGATACCGAGATGGATCTCAGCTACTTCAACCACCCAGTGAAGTCTATCCACCTTATTTCCGGTGCGGCTGCAGGTCAGAAGTGGTATGATGAGTACACTTTCGGTACTTCTTCTCTCTACATCAACGGTACAGCTCTATTTGAGAATAGTTCCAATGTCTATCATCACAACATTGTTCCCCAAATGCACTGCACTGATCTCCCAGATGATGTATTGGATGATCTCCCAACCTACTCTTGGCCTTTCTGCCTCTCCATGAGCAAGGCGCAGCCCAGTGGCACACTAAACTTCAGCCGCATAGATAACGCCAAGCTTCTCGTCAACAATGTTTCTGGAGGTAACAACCTTCATCGCGTGTATGCCGTGAATTTTAACATTTTACGTATAAAGAATGGTATGGCGGGTGTCGCTTTTGGAAATTAATAACCTAAGTAAATACGAATAATATGAAAAACAAGTCAAAATGGATCTCTTCCACAAGTTAATTGATTTGGTTGATCAGAATGCGGAACGTCTTCCAGAAGGTGATTACGTGGAGATATGCAATGTTATAAAAGATATCCGAGAAAAGGTGAAACCACCATCTTTCCTCGTTAATCAAAATGAACCCATGACAATACCAGCGTATGTACCAACTGATACAGAGCAAGAGGAATACCCGGGTCTTAACCAGTTTCTTCTTGAACTCCACGAAGAATGGTCAAGAACGGATGACGGTGAGGAGGAGGATGAAACTCTCTCAGCTGACGAAGCTATGGGGCAGTTGAGAGAGCACATAGAACAACACGGGATACCACAAAGTTTGACTATTAATTTTGTAGATTAAATGTATATGACCGGTGCACTTTTTCATGTGAATACATCAGAAAGTAATGTCACTGTCACAGGTAACCTCCATGTTACCGGTTCAACTACTACAGATAATATAGCTATTGGTAATATGTTCACCGAAATAGATATTAGCTCACCGTATAGTTCAACTGGTAGTTGGACGGAAAATGCAAATGATGCCTATTGGGGTGCTCCAAGATTTGATTCTACTTTTACCCATCGCCGATATGCTGACGCACCATGTGAGATTCAATATACTATTCCAACTGGTATGAAATCAGCATATATGTCCCAATTAGTTTGGAATAGTGGAGGTTACGCGGATATCTATGGTGTTAAATCCAATGGAGATGAGTGCTTTCTCAGAAGAATTAATACATTTCAAGATATTCGTAATATTAATAATAGTCTCAATTATGACGGAACAAGTATAACTTTCCTTGGGTCGGGTTTAGAAGATTATGTCAGAATCAAAATATTAAACAAATCTGGAAGAATACATATATCCGGTTTAGCATTTAGTACTACAAAGAACATGGGTACAGAAGGTACAGGTATTGTACACCCAACTATGGTAAGTAGAGACAAACCTATCGTTATGTGTGGACGAACTGCAGGTGATGTGAGCTCTGGTACATTTGTTATGAACTCCGTGTTATACAATAATAAAAGTATGTATAATAGCGGAAATGGGAGATTTACTGCGCCCACGGGGTATCCAGGATTCTACCAACTTACAATTCAGAGTCTTCACACAAACACGTACCAGAGCACCAATACACGATGGTATAAAAATGGTGTTGTACATAATTGGGGAGCACTTCATAACAACTTTAGAAGCCTTGTTCTTCATCACCCGAGTTTCTGCTCTGTGCAGATTGTCTACCTGGCTGAAGGTGACTATATGGATTTAAGAGTTATAACAGCTTCTTTGTATGGTGGTTCCACGATACATAACAATGCCACGTGTCAATTTTTATGTCATTAATTTCTATAATACTGTTATAATATGGAAGAAGTATCTACATTAGAAATTCGTATAACACTGTCAGAAGAAGAACATCTTGCAGCCAGAACTGTAATGGCTGATCCCCAAGAATGGGCAGACAACGCTATTCGTAACAGAGCAAATATTGCTGCGAATGATGTAGTTCAAAAGTATGTTTCTGTTGCGATTGATAATAATTGGACAATTCCAAATACACGTATAGAAATTATAAAGGCAGCCATCTCCAAGGGTGTTTTTAGAATAGAACAACCCAATGTTGTACCAGAGGAGGAACTACTTTAATCCGCGAGCATGTCAATTTCCCGTTCATACGTATGTGACATTAGTACAGATTTTAGATCCCTAGAGAATGTAATATAGTTTTTAGGAATATCTCCCCACAATCTCTCATTAGTAACAAATGCATCCAGTTTATGATCTGCTAAGAGGGGCTCCAATAAAACCCAATTAGGTTCATCGTAACGAATTTTTGTACACCCCCTTGCAAACCGTCTCGCGTATATGTACCAAGCCGCAATACTTTTGTAAATGTGTTTAGGACGTTTTCCATGTTCAAGACATTTACGAAGCGTGGGTACCACAAAAGTGTGGAATTTTGTAAAACCATTCATACAAATCCTATCCAAGTCATCAACGTTTGTAGAGTTTGAAAACCTTTCTTCAATTGTATCTACATAGTCGTGTATATCAAATGGAAGATCCATTTCCATTTCAATAGAAGGAATAATTTCCTCGTTTTGAAGATTCTTGAAATGTTCGCGATGTTTTTCGTCATTCATAACTTGATCAAATGTATGATAGCCAGAGAGAACACCAAGGTATGCCAAAGATGTATGTCCACCATTAAGAACTCTAATTTTCGTTTCTTCAAATGGCTCCAAATTATCCACAATATTTACACCAACTTGTGTTAAATCTGGAAAGTCCGATGCAAAGTTATCCTCGATTACCCATTTTGAATATTCCTCTGTTTGAACCGGATTATGCATGTAATGTGGATATCTCCGTCCTATTTCCTCACAAAGCTGTGATGTGGTTCTCGGAGTTATGCGATCAACCATACACGAGGGAAACTTCACATTACCTTTCACCCAATCAACCATTTCATGTTGATTTGTTTGGTAAAGATATGCTAAAAATTGCGCCTCCAATACTTTACCGTTTTGGCGAATATTGTCGCAACACAATATTGTTATTGGTGTGTTTCTATTTCTAAGTCCACACGCAAGATATTCAAATAAGGGAGATCCAGGTGCATACCCACTCTCTGTAACAGTTATTGTTATTAAATGAACACTTGGAAGAGTAAGCATGTGCTTAGCTATTGTTCTATTCTTGGTCCAATCAATATAGTCAAGATGACTCCTCACAATTCTACACGAAGAAGGTGTCTTTAAAATGTAATCATCAATCTCTCGAAATCCCTCGTTTCTCAGATTGACAGCTACAATACCCCAACGAAGATCACCGGATTTTTCCATGTAATCATCTATATACATGGCCTGATGAGCTCTATGGAAATTACCATAGCCAATATGAACTATACCCGTTTGACACTCGGATTTATCATATGTTGTCTTATACATACGTTAAAATTAGTTAGATATTATTATTTAAGTGATTTTTTTCAAAAGTCTTTCAAGTCTTGGTTTCTCCTTATTCATGAATACAGTAAGTTTGGTGACGTCTCCTTCAATTAGAACCTGTCCATGTTGAGTATTTACATATTTGTAAACTTGGTCAACTCTAACAAAATCAACCTTTGTCATCTTTTGTGGTGGAGCTTTACTATGTTGTACAGCCAAAACAGCTGCATCCCTCTTAGTCTCTTTAGGAACTACTTCCCCTTCATGACATATAACGACATGAGATCCTGGACATTCGGAAACATGTAACCACCAATATTTTGGATTACTCTCCGTAGAAAGTTTATCATTCTCTTTGGCAGAATCACCAACTCGGATAGTAATAGAGTCCAGGGATTCATAGTTTTTCATCTATGTGTAAATATCTCAGAATCTTTATCTATGACAATTTAAATGCACGTTGTATTGAAACCAAGTCCCTCGGTCGCCCACAAACTTAGGGTGACTTTACCTAATCAGAGATCTATCGATTTCGGACAAAAGGGTGTTGAGCATTATATAGATCACGGTAATCCCAGACTCATGCGTGCGCATCTTATTAGAAAGGGTGCTATCATTCCTAAGGAGTTGCGAATTGAGACTGATCCATATGAAATACAACGTGAAATGTTAAGAGTTAAAGAAAGTACAGAGGAAGATTGGGAAGATTTCTTCAAAGCTGAATACTGGGAAAGGTGGCTTTTATGGTCTTATCCCAACTTAAACAAGGCTAAACTTTTTATGACCATGAGACATGGTATGCTTTTTATGCCCACACAAGAAGCTATGTGGTTCTGTGATAAAAATAATCCTTACTAATTATAATGAGTAGTTGTGCGGTTGATGATACAAAAGTCCAACAGGATGATGGAACTACACGCGGTGTAGAAATTGCACCCGAAGGTTGCCACCCCGTGAGTACAGATGAGTGTTCTTCGGGATATATGGCTCCATCTGAAAATGTCACATTTCCCGAAAACAGTATTGTGAAGCAATGTTGTAAGTGCAAAGAAGGTGAAAAATGCAACCTTTGCGCTGACCCAGATGCTTGTACAGAAGAAGAAGTTGAAAAGTTTATTAGCACTGATGAAACATGTTACGGTGAACCACCCCCCGAAGAGGAAGAGGAAGAGGAAGAGGAAGAGGAAGAGGAAGAGGAAGAGGGAGAGGGAACTACAGATACATCTGCGACTTTTACAGTTTATGCTCTCTTAGGACTTCTCGTTCTTATTTTATTAATGTTTTTCTTATTTTCCCGTAGAGCCAAAACCATCTGATCCCCTTAGAGTTTCCTCAAGGAGACCAATTTCCTTAATGTGAGGGGTTTCACACCTCTCGAGAATTAACTGAGCAATACGATCACCCTTCTTGATCTCAAAGTTGTCAAACCCACGATTGAACAAAACAACCTTGACTTCACCGGTATAATCTGGATCAATTACACCTGCACCCACATCAATACAATGCTTAACAGCCAATCCTGAACGAGGAGCAACGCGACCATAACAGCCATCTGGAATCCTCACAGCTAATCCAGTCCCAACGAGAGCGTTACCTGCCTGACACGGAACAATAGCGTCTTCATTGCTGTATAGATCGTATCCAACACTACCATCAGAACCACGAGTTGGAAGAATAGCATCGTAAGAGAGTTTCTTGATACCGAGAGGCATTCTATTTTAGTTTAGTCTATATCTTTTAAGTCATTTTGGGAACATCTTGGGGAGATACCCAAATCACGACGTCTTTTTAAGTTATAAATCAAACCCCAACATGCAGCGCCGTACACAATAATTGGAATTCCTGCGACTAAAGCAAAAAACCACATTATAATATTAGTATATACTATAATATGACCAGGGTTAATAATTCGGGGAAAAGAATTCCAATCTTCACACCTCTTAATGAGAATGCTAACGATCTTGTGAGAGGGTATTTCATGAGGGATAGCGAGGGTGGTTACGCCCCCAACAACTACCAGGTTAATACACGTGGTGGAGGTAACAATCTAATGAATAATTACCTGAAATTCCAAAAAGCTATTCAGAATAAAAGTAAAAAGATCCGTGGTATTGAGGCGCTTCACAGCCCTTCCATTATGATCAAAAAGGAAAAGAAGTCTACAAAGAAGAAGACCACTAAAAAGAAGTAAGTGTCAAAGCTCTGTATAGAGGTAATTGAACACCCACGATATGGAAAACACCCTTCAAAAACTTTCGTTTAATATACAAAGAATTATATATAAAACATCCAGCTGCGAAACAAGTCCACGTAAAGACATCTATATTTTGGACTTGAATATTTACAAATGCCATCATGTAGACATTGCATATTATATCATACCATTTAACAACCCAACTTGTTGGTAACAATATATGATATAATATTCCGTTATTAATCACAATATAAGCTATTAATGATTCCGTACGTAGATAATGAACTATGTACGGAAGCAATCCGAGTACACGTATTTGCATGTTATTTTATTAATTTAAAACTTTAAGTTCAGACTTGCCGGGAATCGAACCCGGAACGCTGGATTAGAAGTCCAGAGTGATATCCGTTTCACTACAAGCCCATAGATGCTGGGAGCGGGGTTCGAACCCGCGCGTGCATAGCACAGACGATCTTAAGTCGTCCTCCTTAGACCACTCGGACATCCCAGCACTTACCTTGACCCAAAAAAAACTTACCTTTGTCCCCTATTCATCTTACAAGTTAAATCTTTAAGTGTTTGGGTTCTCTTTCATATTGAATCTTTTTACTCAATATTTCACGATCCATTTTAATTTTATCTTCGATACCTGGACACTTATGTTTTTCTAAATGTAAACAACTTATACAGAAATCACCACTACAATATTTACAAGTCATTGTAATACCACATTTCTTTTTTTTACAGTTTTGGCACGGCATTATGATATAACTCAGATAAAGATTTGTTGAGTAAAATATTCAGAAATGTCTTACACTTACGCGCTACCTACTCCAATTCTGGCATCTACTCATGATTACAACAAACTCAAGAAAACTCTAAAGAAGAGTACTTGTGGATATGGGTCTGCGCTATCTGCGTCTTATTTCATTACCCAAGGTGCGGACCAAGGTGTATCTGTAGCCTTCGGGGCTCTAGCATCTTACGCTTATGTCTCTCTACTTTCTGAGAGGGTGGATAATTTTGAGAAGTCTATTTTTCAAAAGGAGTTTCTCGCACCTATCAGTCTTGCAGCATTTGAAGTATCTTGGAACAATGCCCCCTTTGCTTTTGATTTTGATTATGGTTGTACTTTTGTTGGTTTTCTCGCTTATAAGTTTGCACTTACAACTGTTCTGTTTGAATGTGTAAGAGATATGATGATTGAAGACGGACGAAATACATATGACACATCAGAAAAGATATACAATGACTTGTCCGATTGGAAGACGCAACACGGAGAAGTAGGTATGGAGGAGCTTGACATGTAAATTGTTTTGTTGTATTAAAATAAGTTAATGATCCGTTACGGATTACTATTCTATGTATATTTGCTTTCACGTCTCAGTGGTAAACCAAAGAAGAAATTCAAATCAAAGCCTGCGACGTGGATCTAACAACTCTGAAGAAACTGATCAATCTTTCTGGCAATACCCTTACCAATACCAGGGACCTTCTTAGGACCATCAGCAAGTTCATCACCGTGGGTAACCTCAAAGTCAAGTTCACGAATAGCATTGGATGCCTTTACATAAGCCTTCCCCTTAAATGCGTCAGTTTCCTCTTGGGCGAGGGTCTCAAGGTAATAAGCCACCTCCTCATTGGTATCAGCGTAGTCGTCATGGGTATCATCAACCGCTGAGAGCTGCTCGAGCTTCTTGATCTTTCCAGTCTCGAGGAACTCGTCAATAAGTTTGGCGATGCTCTTGCCAATACCAGGGACTTTCTTATCACCGATGGCAAGCTCGTGACCGTCATCTACCTTGAACTTTAGCTCATAGATAGCATCAGCCGCCTTGGCGTAAGCATTGGACTTATGCATATCTTTCTCGTGGTAAGCGAGAGCTCCCAAGACATGAACAAGCTCGTGGTTGTAGCATTCATCAAAATCTTCAGAATCCATAGTCGTTCGCTCAGTAGAAGCATAAGATGATACCTCGTCGTCGGATTCGTAAGAATTGTCAACTACGTAAGTATCGTCAGTCTCGTCTGAGTCGTAAGATAGACCAAGATCGTTGGAGCAGACGGATTCCTCGTCGTCAATGTCAAACTCGCGCTCATACTGAATAAGTTTGAGACGAATAGCAAGCCCGTCTTTGGCGAGTGTGTCAACCTTGGCAGCGAGCTGCATGTTCTCGGTCTCAAGCTTGGAAATGTAGGTAGCAATGGAAGCAGCGTTCATGGTCGTCATGTTGTTGATTGTAGGTGTATACTTTTATACTGGTTTGGGAATGACTTAGGTCTCCAAAATACATTTTATCACATAAAGATAAGAAGCGTAAACTATGTAAAATGTTAACTCTTGTCAGACCTATCCATGTACAACACAAACGTGTTACTTTACCAAAAACTAACAAAGCTATTCGTCGCCCCGTACGAAATGTTAAAGTCCGTTCTGCTCTCCCTGATCAGGATTTAATCAACTACAGTCTCTTCCAACTCACTTCGTGGGTTATGCCGATGACCATCGCGGGTCGTCTACTCAAGATGGAGTACAAAGAGATCGGAGTTGGACTTGTCGCTATTGGAGTGACCAAAACACTTTTAGAAGCTGGTGGAATTATACACTATTAAAGATAATGTATGCCCATAGTAAAATGTTAACAAGACTTTTACATATACGACCCAATATCCGCACCCAAGCCAAGAAGAATGATTTCATTGAGCCCGCTGAAGCTCCAGGTGAGGGGAGGCGTCGAATCCCAAGTGATAAAGAGAACAGAGACTCTGCACTCGCAAGCCGGGAGGAGAGACCCAAAGAGGATGAGAAGCCTCACCCATTGAAGAAGTTTCTAATGGATGTCTTCAAAATTAAGGAGATTGACTACGAGAAGTTCAACAAGGAAAATAAGTGGGCTATCCGTCCAAACAAGAATAAGGATAATAAAGAATAAGAACAATGAATGTATAATATGTCCTTTTCCCTCGCACGTATTAATCTCACACGTAACGTTAAAACTCGAGTATTTAACGATCCCGCTCAATATGATACAGAAGTAAACGCAGCCAGGGGTTTTAGTAAACCTACAAAATCCTCTCGTGTAAGTCTTAGTCAACCAGTTGCTCAGCTAAATGAAGCCGAGAAGCTTATGAATGTCGTATCCGAATATGATGTCATCGCGGCGCAAAACTTTTGGGCGCAATCAATTGTGGATATTTCGGATTCCTTCCTCTCGGGTGAAGATTACGTAAGTCTCGCGGGTGAGCGTGCGGGTGAATTGTATGGGTACGATCATTCTAATGTACTCTTCAAACCAACTAAAGCCGCGAAACAACAGTTCCGCCCTACAGCTCATGATGCTATGTCTTATTTTGTTGGTAATGATGCTGTGGTGAGTGGATACATAGAAGATCAGGGGTTCGCTATCAACGCCAAAAAGGGTTTCAGTAAGGTTGTATTTAATAATCATCAGATTGATTGTCATGGTGATGTAGCCCACGCCATGGGTACGTATGAGTTTACATGTGCCACAACGGGTGAGATTTCAGATGTTGAATATACCTTTGGTTATAAGCGTAACCCCGATGGAAAGGTGCGCATTTGTCTCCATCACTCATCTATCCCTTATGAGCCTTCCGATACCCTAAAACCAGTAGAAAAACTTGTACAGATGACACATACAAGTAAAATAATGTACGACCCCGATCAGTATGATGAGGAAGAAAATAGGGAGAGAATGAGGTTAAAAAATACATCTGCTAATTGGTAAAATGGACCCAAATAACATTCCCAATATCGTTAAGCAAATTCTTCAAGATCGTGAGCTGCCAATGGATCAGAAAATGACCGCCTTCATGATGTTCATGCCCAAACTCCCTGAAGATCCCAAACTTGACGTTATTCTAAACGATAACCTAATGATTGGTCAAGAAATTAAGTCGCTCATTGATGATGGAAAGATTGAGTTGGGGAAGTTCGATAAAAACTTCCATTTGGATGTGAAAGTGCTATAAAGATCTAACACATAGAACTAATAATGAAGGAATCGTTTATTCATGATGTTGTAACCCTCGGGTTTCTAATTCCTTTCTCTATTCTGTCTATAGCAGAAGTGGTATTTCACTACACAGTCTATCCTCTATTTCTCACACATGCCTTCACGGTACACATGTTATTTGATCTAATATGGATACATCGTCGTCCTCATGTTTTGACATCTTATCACAAACTCATTAAGTTCCATCATCTCGTTGTTTTATCCTTTCTGATGTATCCTCTTTTTAGACCTTGGGATTCTCGTATCGTAGCTATAGGGGGTCTTATTGAAATTGACACAACTCTCCTACTTTTAAAGCGAATATCCAAAGGGCACTGGTTATTTAGACGTCTATACATGACTTCAAACGTAATAATTAGAGTGTGGTATGTAACTCTCCTCTCTTTTTTGTATTGGTATTACACACAATATGAAAACTTTTGGATGAGACTTCATATTATGAGTGCGCAAGCATTTGTTAATCTATTTAGTTTTGCTATCTGTATTGTCACATTTACCAAGGAAATTAAGAGGAAGTTAGCTTAGTAATAGCTATCCCGTATCCTAACTCATGTATGATTCTGTTATTTTTGTAATCATGTTTGTAATAAATCTTTTTTATACCACTACTCGCCAGTGCCTTGTAACAATTTAGGCATGGATAGTGTGTAATATACACTTCGGCACCATCGATGGAGACACCCCTCTTCGCTGCATCGGTGATGGCATTAATCTCGGCATGAATCGTAGCTTGTTCATGTCCATCCCTCACAATTGAAGTATGTACACAACCACTTAAAAATCCATTGTAACCCATACTTATGAGCCTGTTATTCTTAACGAGAACGCACCCAACTTTGAGTCTCTCACAAGGAGATCTAACCGCGGCGAGATCTGCAGCCTTCATAAAGTAATCTTCCCATGAAATACGAGGTATCTCTTCATCATCGGATGAATAGAGATCAAAAACTGGACGCCTAAGTATGTTCCTTAAAGGAGGCATTTTATTACTAAGTAACATAAAACTTTAAATACTTACTTAGGTAACATGACATGTCCATTACTTTTAAATATTCTGAACACAAAAAACGTAGATCACGAATCTGAAATATTTAAATGTCAGACTTTAAAGAGTACACATAAGTATTGTCTTGTAAATCGTTTATCTGGACAACAAACTGGACCCCTGATTGAAAAATATATTAGACATAAAGGAGGTATGTGTAAAGTAAATGCTTCTGAATGTTGTGGGGATGTTAAATATAATGGAGAATATGCAGAAGTAAAAGCGTCTTTGGGTGGACAAAATAGAACCAAATTCAATTATGTACAAATCCGTCCATCACATACTATTACGTACTATATATTAACAGCTTACTATTTGGATTGGACTACTATAGAAAATGATGGTGAGTTGTTTGTTTTTCTAATAAAAAAATCAGATATGATAGATTTGTTAGAAAAATATGGATCCTACGCACATGGAACGATTGCAAAAATGGGTCAAATAACCATGGATAACATAATGAAAAACACCGATTATGAATATGCTCTAAGACCCACCTATGGTGATAAATTATGGAAAAACTTATTAGAATACAGATATACTAAATCCGATTTACCAATTGAGTTTTGACGAGCTGTATCCTCACTTATAGAATAGTCAAGTGTTTCAAAACGTTGTTTTAATGTATCCACGTTTATATTAGATTTTATCCAATGCCAACTCTTCGGTCGGAGTTTTTCTAAACCAGTAGTTTCTATTCTCCCACATTTACCACCATACGCAAGAAGTGCAAAATCAGCACCATCGGGTGGAGTTGGTTGATTTTTATCATCCTTCGGTCCAAAAGGTAGAAAATCCCAATCTGCGTGCGTTGTTGGTAATTGTACACATTCCCTCTTTGTATCTTGCTTTTCCCATACCTGAAAACAACATTTCACAGACATATTTGGTACAAAAGAACACGGTTTAATTGGTATATCTTCGTCATGTACAAGATGAAATGATAAATCTAATTGATTTTGAATACTTACTCTGCGAAAAGTTCTTGGAATTACAAAGGCTATACATTCCGCCCACTGCGCTGCGTGGTTGAAAAACTTTACTGCCAACGTCGAGTTCTTACCGAATGGGGGATTACCTATGACTAACATTTTACCCGAAATAGGTGGAGTATACTCAAAGAAATCCATCTTATGAATAGTATCACATTCCGGTTTGATATCCAATCCATACTTATTTGTATTTGGTATTTGTTCAAAGAAATTACCACTACCCGCACTTGGCTCTATGACCAAGTCCCAAACACTCCAATCTTTTATCCGAGATATGCACATTTTAACAATCTCTGGTTTAGTATAAAACTTGTCCAAACCCTCATCCCTAACCTGTTTGGTATCCATAGTGTATAGTACACGATAATCTTTAAATTGATCTTCTGTACCACTTCTCGTACAAGTGGGGAAATAATTCTTTCAGGGTTTTGAAATACGTATCAAGGTAATTTTTTTCTTCTACTTCCTCTTCTGTAAGCTTCTTACGATCAGGTAAAACACCCAACTCAATTCCATGTAACAAATCCATTCTATTGGAAAAGTTTACAAAAACACGATACGAGAGTAAAGTTTCGTCTTTTATATTTAGAACGCGTATTTCTTCATGTATTCGCTCCAAATGAACCATCTTGTATTTAACGCAGATATAAAAAAATAATGATACTTTACAAGTCTTTAAATCAGATCCTTATCAGCCTCAGTTGGGTTTATATGTATGGTATTATCAGGATTCTGATTTCATAAATATAAAGATATAGCTCTACTACTTAGTAAAATGATTATCGGAGAATGGAAACCTGATCAAAAATATCTCGATAGCGTACCGTCCCCTAAAACGTGTAAGTTCGGACCCTATCAAATTGATCCTAAATATAGAAAGGAGATTTACAAAAGATTCCCCCATTACACGATCGAAGAAATTGTTGGGTCATATATTGGATACAACCGATATTTTCCATCTCAAGAGCAATGGTTGAATTCTGAATCTGAATCTGACGACGCTGACTGATTATGAAAATCACTACCTAAGTCTTCCATATATTCTTAGTTTTTTAAGTAATATGGAGCTGACGTACAAGCACACCAAAATATATGATTGGGTTGGTGATGATAAACTACGGACTTCTATTCTGAAGGGTATTCACAAAATTGAGAATTCAAAAGTTCTGTTAAAAAAATGCGCTTATGAAGCGGAGATTTCCGAAATACTTGAGTGGATGTATATCGACGCAAGGTATAAGGATGCTGAACATCCAGATGGAACTGATATTGAGATTAAGAAAGGTGCTTCGACAGAATTCATTTTTGATGGTGTTCGGTACGCCGAAATGTATAAGGGCACAAGTGCAGAAGCTGTGGGCGCACGTGACGGAATTCATCTCTTCATTAATTTCAAAACGAGAGACACTCATCAAATAAAGGGAATTATGATAGTTCCTAACTGGATGGTCGTAAAAATGACGATCCCTTCTAAGGATATAGCAGATGCGGAGCTAAAACTGTTCGAGGCAAGGAAAGCGATGAATCAAGGCTTGAACAGTCAGGCAAAAATAAGAATCAATCGGATGATAGAAGCTTTTAATAAAATGTAATTTATCTAAGATCTTTATCAGCAGTGTAGTACGTCTTCCCCTTAGTGGCGAAACTATGCACCCTCGCGTACCCCCACGCTTGTGGAGAGGCTCCTGGACGATGCCCGGTTCTCCACGCAGCGAGTCCCCTATTGTAGATTTTTTGGACAGTTCTCAGAGGAATGCCAGTAGCCTTCGCAATATCTGGCAACGACTTAACACCTGGATACCTTTTCCGGAACTTTTGGGTGTAGGAGGAAGTCTTCGTCTTTCTTCCTTCGTCTGTTCGGAACTTGGTGTAGTCCCTCTTGAGCATCTTCTTGTAACGAGTTTCAACCTCCTTGAGAGTTTCAAGCCCCCTGAAGTATTTGAGGGGTGCATAGATTTGACCTTCTGTTCTACGCAGTTTCCCAACTTTTCGAGCAATTTGAGCATCAGTGAGGGTCATCTTAATTATTCTTGAGATATTTTATAGCTGTAGCAATATCAGAATATACACATTTCCCAAATCTGACGCGCCCTGTCTTGGGATTGTAATAGCCCGTGTGACCATTATATACAGCTCTGTGGAGATCACCCATATAAAAAATACAATATTATATTAATCAGCGAGATGGGTTTGTCAATTATTATGGGAAATATGTTTTCTGGTAAAACTTCAGAACTTATCAGACGACTTAAGCGTTTGAAAGTCATTGGTAAAAAAGTTCTTGTCGTCAATTCCGCTAAGGACACGCGGTCCCCTGATGAAGTTTTGAAGACCCATGATAATGTGAAGTTTAATTGTCATAAAGTGTATGACCTATTTGACCTAATTTACACTGACGATTTTGACGATGTGGATATTATAGCTATTGATGAAGCTCAATTTTTCCCACGTCTCACGAAGTTTGTAGAGTATTGCCTTTACGAAGGTAAAGAAGTAATACTCGCAGGTCTTGATGCTGATTCTTTTCAAAGAAAGTTTGGTGAACTTATTGACTGTATTCCACTGGCTTGTGAGGTAACTAAACTTTCGGCTCTCTGTATGTATTGTAAAGATGGAACTCCGGGTCCTTTTACAAAGAGGATTGTTGATAATAAAGAACTTGAACTCATAGGTGGGACTGATATGTATAGGGCAGCATGTCGTAAACATCTTTAGAAACGTTTGATGTCCAGTATAAGAACAACCCTCTTTTGTGTACCCTTCTTAGCGACACTGTGTATTTTTGCGTGATCAAAAAGAAAGTCCTCACCCTCCATGTGTTCATGTGCTCCCCTCCCTGTGTAGAGTGTGCAATCTCCACCACCCTCTACAGTGAGATGGTAACGAAGCCAAAGGTTTGTTTCAGCGCGGTGTGGTGCTATAGACGTAGGTGCATCCATAACAGCAAATACAGCTGTATCGTGACACACACATGGTATTTGTTTTATGAGACTGTTTAACATAGGGAAGTCTTTCACTTTATAATAATAATAGTTTGGATTCACTTCAAACCAAGGATCGAGTTCGTGAAATAAATGTGTTTCGGCAGTCTTTGAAACTTCTTTAAACTCCCCCCTAATCTTATCAAAGTGAGCTTTAACTAACCAAAGTCCAGGATAATCATTGACTGAACATTTAGAACCCCAGTTTATGATATCTATCATCGTGTTTCTCATACCTACCAGAGGTCTCAAAGGTTTCCTAAAGTACAATCTATCTATGGGTGATTTTAGGTAGTCGTGAAGTACCAGGAAAAATGGTACAAGTATCACCGTCAGCATTATTTTCTTAGTATAAAATAAAAATGCCCGGATACGGCGGAAAGCGTATGGAAAAGTACACTCCCGAACCCACTGATGATGTCAATACTGTTGAGCGTCGCTTTGTGATGCCCAATCTTCCCGCCATCACCCTTGTTCAGTTCGTTCTCGTTGGTCTCGTCCTTGCTCACTACTGGATGAACCGTAAGGTTAACAAGGCTGGTGTCGGCGCTGCCGTGCTCGCTATTGGTCTCCTCCACTTCTATGATCACATGTACCGCGTGAAGCGTGGTCCCGAGCGTCTCTTCTTCTGGCCCGAGGCTCCTAAGAAGGAGGGATACTGTGGTGCGTGCCGTAAGTAAATATATATCATTGTAAAAAAAACTCTCTACTTATATTTTATTCCTCGTAAAATATAAGAGACATGCAAGTCAAAGTTGTCAGAAGTCCAAATCGTAAAAAGAAGTTCAGGGCTATACTCGAGGATGGTAGAACGGTAGATTTTGGAGCGCGTGGATACTCAGATTATACAAAACATAAAACACCTTCCCGTATGCGTTCCTATGTACTCAGACATGGTGGAAGAATCCCCAAACGTATTATTGCTGAAAGAGATCCAAAAAGAATACAAACTTTAATGCTCGGTGTCAATTCCAGTGATAGGGAGGAATGGAAAATCACTGGTATTGATAGTGCAGGATTTTGGTCAAGGTGGTATCTTTGGAGCTATCCAGATTTTGATAGTGTCAGGAAGTTTATGTCAAAGAGATTTGGAATTAATTTTGTAAACTAATAATAACTATGAATCAGAATCTCTCATCCGTAGTGATTATACCACTGTTGATATTGTGTACAATATATCTGATCAGAGAATATGTTAAGAAACCAGAGGAAGATGAGGAAATTGTTATAGATCCAAATGCTCCAGGTGTTCATTACTACTCAGAGTGTGATTTCAAGGGAATACACACACACACAGACACCATTCCTCTCAGCGTTGAGGGAAACTTCAAATCAGTTCGTATCGTTGGTGACTATGACGTCAAGGCTAACACAGAGGACGACAATGAGGTTGTTCTTCGCTCTCACCGCGGTAGCTCTAACATGGTCAAGTGCACACCATTCACTGGCATGGAGATTGGTCGTGATTAATTAGATCCTTGAATGTAATAAACTTCTCATTTTCAATGAGTGACGCAAACTTATAATTTGTATCACTCAGAGATTCAATAGCAATGCTCGCTTCGTAGTACACGTGTTCCATGTCCATGTCTATATCGTCAAAATATTCCAGAAGTTCAATGAGATCTTCGTCCGATGCCACATCAACATAATTGTTAAATCGTCCATCGTCAAACCAATATCTTTCACCATTGGCGATAGTATTGGCGAGTACAATCATTTTTTCGGATATCGTCTCTTCTATACCATCCTCGGGGTCGATACCGATATCATCAGCTTTATAGGAACAGCTCATGAGGATGTGAAGACCTCCGCTGATTACCTTGAGAAATTGTCGTTTTTCATGTGAGATCATCATTTTCAACTTGAAAAACGAGTTTGTGAGGGTGGGACTTAGGTTATTAATTTGTTCTGAGATTACGAAATTTTGGATTGGCTCTCAGTTCAGCCAGGAGCTTGGCACGTTGATTGTTAACCATAGGTCTGGGTGGAGGAGGTGGAGGTGGAGGTGGGGGTCGTCCCATAGCTACACGCCTTGTTGGAACTGAAACAATTTCCTGATTTGGTTGAGCTTCCCTCAAAACAGTCTTACAAATTCGGATAAACTTCAAAGCACTCTTTGCTTGTTTTTCCATACCACCCCTCTTAGTCTTTTTAGTTGCCTTCTTAAGCTTAGACTCCAACTCCTTCCTGGTTAGTTTAACTCGTTTTCCTTGTACATCTTTAGTCACCCTAATTCCCAACTTCTTGGCGTGTTTCTTTAGGGACTCGTAGTCCATTTATATAGATGGAGAAATTATTGATCTGGATAATATCTATTCATAGAATCTTCCAACTCATCAACTTCATACCACGCGAGATGACACTGTTTTGACTTGGCACCTTCGTCTGTGCATATTTCTTGTGCATCCCGTATTGCTTCCTTAAAACGCATTTTAAGTCTGGTATTTTCCCGCTTCTTAGGTTTGGGGTATGGACTCTTCAATGTAATGTCATCACAGCGTTTATAAATATCCTTTAGGACATTCTGACGTGTCTTAGCCAGTCTGTATTTGTAACAATCATTTCCAGAATAAGACAGACAGTTCATTTGATATAGGATAGTATTAAAGTTTTAAGTGAATGCAATGATATGGAATCTAACGCGGTTATCACAAAAGTATTACTTCCAAGAATACGACAACTCGAAAAGGAAGTTGCAACCCTCAGAGAACAAACATGGCCATATGTTCAGGCGAAGAAGGAAGATATGGGTATGCGTGACATAATGGAACTTGTAGATTTCTTTAAAGATATGGATGAAGAGACTATATTGAAATTATTGAGATTGAAAAATCAATTCTCAAGAAATCCAGGGATTTTGAACAGGGAGGTTGATACAGTTATGAGACTTCGTAATAATTTTTGTTGACGTATAATAAATGTCTGTGTTACCAGCAACTAATATGGTCGATTTTGATGGTGAAGGTCCAGTTATGTCTATGGGACAGCTCAGTGCAAACCTTTCTTGCTTGTGTTGTTGTATGATGATCATATTCTTTTCAATGAAGAGTCCAGTCAAGACACCACCCGTACTTGGTATGTTACTGTGCGCCTGCTGCTGCTCCAGCTCCTCTACTATGAAACTCATCGACGATACAATGAACCGTTTTATGGGTAAAAAGGAGGAGGATGGTGGTGAAAAGAAGGAGTAATTAGAAAAAGTTATCTGTTCTATAAAGATTTACATTGAATGAACCAGTTTTACCAGTCACGTTGACTGATTCATTCCCATATAACTCTTGACACCCGATGTCATCTACACAATCACGACCATCATGCTTTATGGGGAGAGGATATAGGTTTTCACCACCAGTGGTAGTGTAATAGTGATAACGATCACGACGACCCCTCACTTCCTTACCGTAAAGAGGGAGTGTCTCATCACCGTCACCTGTTAGAACACCCATCTGTTGCATATGCCCAGGTTTGTACTGCTTTATAGGTGGTTCTCTAAACTCAGGGCTTTGGGGAGGTCTCTCTGTGCGTTGCATGAACCTTGGCATCATCATGGGAACGTTCACTGGAATCTTAACAACTTTGGGGTTCTGATATAAATATATCACTATAGCTACAAGCACTACAAGAGCAAGACCCATAAGTTGTGTTTTAGTCTTGTTTTTCATATACTATACTTAAGGAAAATCTTTCAGATAAAGATATGAAGATACTCGCCATAGATATAGGGTATCATAATATGGGTCTTGTTCTCGCTGAATGTGGAAATGGACCTCAAATTGACATTGAATATATAAAGAAGGTAAGTCTCGAAGATTACAAATACATATATTCAAATGACATTGTTGATTTAATACCCCTTTTTGTAGATGAACATAAAGAGATTTTTGACAAGGCTGAGAGGATTCTAATTGAAAGGCAACCACCTGTTGGGTTTAATAATATCGAGATACTTTTACACTACATGTTCAAAGATAAAGTGAAGTTGATTTCACCTGTGAGCATGCATACACATTTTGGTATGAGACATTTAAATTACGACGAAAGGAAAGAGAGAACTGTTAGCTTAGCTGAAAAGTTTACTGATATTGACATTCCATATGAAAGAAAGCATGATATAGCCGACGCGGTTTGTATGCTTCTATACTATAACTTTAAGATATCGGTTCATTTTTTTGATCAATTTAAATATTCACCTAAAGTATAATGCCAACTGCGAAACAGATTCAGAACGCGCGTAAAAAGTTGAAGAAGACTCCAACACCAAAGGGAAACAGTCCTAAGATACCAACAGCTGCTCTACTCCGCATTATCAAAGCGGATCCTAAAGTGAGTCGTAACAAGGAGTTCATGAAGCGTGTTCATGAACTTACTAAGAAGAAGTAGACTGCTCTAGTGTTTGGGTACATGTATTAAATGCGGTGAGACACATCAGAGCGGATGAAAACTGGAAAATAGCTTGTTCCCACATTCGAAGTACACAAAATGGTACTATCATAAGCCCTGCACATGTACCATGAAACACTACAACTCCTATTGATGCTGAATGTTCACTATGTAGAGCACCCGTCGTAGATACTATCAACGCAAAATTGATAATATCTATTGTTCTTCTAAAAAGACCTAAATTTATACCAGATGAAATCATGAATATATACGCTAGAGCACGCGCAACGGGGTGATATTCTAGTAATAATCTGAAACGTTGTCGTGGTTGTATAATTTCAGGAGGTGGTTCTGGAGGCTCTGGTGGTGGAACCTCTTCGTTAAATGCTATCGCAACAGAACCATCTGGTGTCTCCACAATCAGATGTCTTGTGTTATCCATGGATATTAAATGCGACTATTCTTTAGATGCGCTTCCCAGTCATGAGATCTTTAAAATCGTCTATGAACATATCAAATCTTCCGAGGCGGTACTGTACGAAACCCCATAGCGCGAAAAATACAGTCTTTGTGAGTTTATTTGCCTCTGTGTCATCCATTTTGTAAATTGGGCTGACTATTTGATGCATAAAGGAATCTTCCTTCTTCTTACCGGTTATAGCTATCTCCGCTTGGGTTAATGCACACGTGTCGTCGTTTACGCTCCAATGAAAGAATAAAAAAGGAATTAAGATTGAATAGAACTCCAGGTTGCGTTTATCATTGGTAAATGGAACTATTAAAACAGTAATCAAGAAAAATAGATGAATCAGGAAAATTATATTCATCTATTATAGAATGAGTGAAGAAAATTTTAACGGTGGTATTACCCCATCATCACTCAGAAAACAAGAACTTGATTTAAGAGAGAAAAGTTGGAACGACCAACACGAAACTATATTGCGTCAATGGGGTGAAGCATCTGGGTGTTACAGGTATATGAATCACAGAGCATTCCTTCTATACAAAAAACTGAGTCTGCGTTTTACCTTACCTGTTATTGTTCTCTCAACTGTTACTGGTACAGCTAACTTTGCTCAGGATCAGTTTCCAGCATCAATGCAAGGAAGTGTTCCCGCTATGATCGGTGGTCTTAACTTGGTTGCGGGTCTTATAGCAACTATTATGCAATTTTTAAAGATTAATGAATTAATGGAAAATCACAAAACATCAGCACTTGCATACGGTCTACTATCCAGAAATATTAGGCTTATGTTAGCATTACCACGTCGCGAACGTAGTGCTGATGGTTTAGATTTTGTAAATACATGCAAGGCGGAGTATGATCGTCTCATTGAGCAATCTCCTGCGATTCCTATTGGTATTTTGGATGCATTCGAAAAGGAGTATCCTGCAAACACTTTCACTAAACCAGAGATTCTTGATGTAAGGGCGATTCCTAAGATTAAAAGAATTACAGTCGCAGGGGCGGTAACAAGGGGTGGTCCATTCAGCAGATTTGGAGAAATGATGAATTCCAAGGCGGAGTATGACAGGAAGGCTAAGGAGTTTGAAGAAGAAATGGTAGAGGAAGTGGAAGAGGGGGAGGAAGAGGAAGAGGAAGAGGAGGATGCTAAATCCTCGGTGTCTGAAGAACCCGAAGACGTAGAGCAAGGTAGACCAACAGAATAAGTATAGCGATATTAGTTAAAGCCGCACACGCAGCATATGGTAAAATTTTTCTTCTTAAAGGTTTTACGATACGATCTTGTAGTGCGTCATTCTCGAGCACCAAATCTATGGCTTGATTAGTAAGGTCATCAATGGACTCCTTCATTAAAATAATAGAACAAAAAAAAGATGAGCCTGTTGACACACTTCACACGAAGCAGATTGAACTTCTGAAAATGTATATTCAAGAGAAGAAGAATGTTTTCATCTGTGGTGCAAGTGGTGTAGGTAAGACATTTGTGTTGAAGTCTGTATTGAATGACTATAACAGCGTAGAAGTAGAAAGGGATCACCTGAAATCTAAATCACTTTTTCTGACATTTATAAAAACATCGTCCAAGCATACATATATTGATGACTATGATTCAGACTTTAAAAGTCTTATTGAAAGAGTTTCGGATGGAGATCGTGTATCAAGAGGGGCGTTTGTAGTTACATCAACTAATATGTGTATGTTTCCAAACTTTGAAACCGTATTCATCCCAAAACACAAACCAGATAAACTGTTAACTTTGACAGAGGATAGATCATCTGTGGCTGAGAATGCTGCGGCACGGTGTAATGGAAATATTAGAGATTTTTTTACATATCTTGATGGATATGACGAGAAAGATGTATTTAAAACTCCTAAGGAGTATATCAAAGATATTCTTAGTGATCCAGCTCCGATAGGTATCCCAAGTTCAATTCACGAGCATGGTCATGTATGGGATATATTTTCAGAAAATTACTTGGATTCTAAGGGTGTTAACATAGTTCCAACTGTGAATGCTTTTTCAGAAGCTGACACATATGATACACAAATGTATACGAATGGTGATTGGAATCTCATGCCATACTTTACATTGAATGCACTTGTTATTCCAAAATTGAATCAAGGTAAGTCTCTGGATAGAGATACAATAAGACCTGGAAGTTGTTGGACAAAGTATGGTAACTTTAAGATGCGAAATCAAAAGTACAAAGAGATTCAGAAAAGGAATGGACACAATTTATGTATAGAGGATTTATGCCTTATAAAGAAGTATGCAGAAAATGGAGACTTACAGCCTATGCTTAAGTATGGTTTAACCCCGCAAGATTTTGATGTGATGAATCATTTGGCGGTAGGAAGTAAGTTAAAACAGAGAGATGTATCAAGAGTAAAGAAAGCATTGAAGAATGCCTACGAACGAGAAAAAGCTCATTGACGAGGATGAAGATACTCTTGATTGCGTCAAGACTATCGGAAACGAGCTTCACTTTTACGGTGAGATCACTCAAGAGAATACACTGGAATTCGTAGAAGCCTTCAAGAAGTTGGAGATTCTACTCCTCAAACATAAGGCTGATCTCATTGGTTATGAACCCAAGATTAGGGTCAATATCATGAGTGAAGGTGGTGATGTATATGCGGGATTTGCTCTCAAGAATATCCTTGAAAAGTCACGTGTGAAGGTTATCACAATCGCTCAAGGTGCTTGTTGCTCTGCAGCTACCTTCATGTTTTTGGGTGGATCAGAACGTAAGATGGGTAGCAATGCATACCTTCTGATTCATCAAATCTCCACAGAGATGTGGGGTGAATATAGAGATCTCAAACATGAGATGAAGAACTGTGATAAACTCATGAGGGATCTAAAAAAAATGTATATGGAAAAGACTGACATTCCAGAACGCAGATTCAAGAAATTGATGAAGAAAGACCTCTATTTGTCGGCATCAAAGTGTCTAAAGTATAAGATTGCTCACGCCCTTGATTAACGATAACATATCTACGATAGAGTCCCAAAATGCATAAAATTATAAAAATGATAGCCAATGTATTTGCATTCAATGGAACGTTTGTGGGTTCCGGTGGCCTAAGTCGCTCCATTCTACCGTAATTTACAACTGGAAGTGAAGACATCCTATTTAAAGTTGAGAAATTATTTACTTGTATAATGGAACGCCTTATCCATAAAGATAAAATGAACCGTGAACGTTACACCGACATCCGCATTGATAAACTCATTGACGGAACTGCGGATATCGTAAAGGTATCGGGGATCGTGGGAAATGACAAGTTCACCGAATCACGAACCAATGTTAAGACTGGTTATGAGAAAGCCCTGAAGCGGGCTCAAACCATGTGGAACAATGAGCACACCAAGTGCAACCAAGTGTTGCCTATGCTCGCCAACAAATGGGATGATCGCAAGAAATACATCTCTGAGCCGTTCTACGTTCAACCCAAACTTGATGGTGTTCGTTTACTGGTTTCAAAGGATGGTGGTATCTCAAGGACTGGGAAGATTATCCCTGGAACTGAGGTTCTTGGGAAGGGTCTTGGACCGGGTCAATACGTCGATGGTGAAGCCTATGACCCTAACCTCACCTTTGAGGATCTCACAAGCACTTTCAAGACTGACCCTCTGAAGCTCAAGTTTTATGTTTTTGACTTCTTTGATCTCAGAGCTGAAGCCCGCGCTAGAGATCAGATGACCTTCGAGCAACGCTGGGAGTACGTGAAAGATTCTATCTACAATCCTCATTACGAATATGTTGATACCTTCAGTGTTAAGAAACACAAGGATATGGAAGGTTATCACAAGATGTTCATACAACAAGGATATGAGGGTACCATGATCCGTGACCGCTTCAGTGTTTACGAAGTGGGTCAGCGAAGCAACTACCTTCTCAAATATAAGGATTTCCAGACCGAGGAATATGAGATTACCGGTGCAAAAACTGGGCACGGTAGAGATGCAGATGCAGTTGTGTGGGTATGCAAAACTGAGAATGGTCAACAGTTTACAGTGCGCCCCGAAGGAACAATTGCTCAGAGAGAGGAACATTACAAGAACTACAAGAAGTACATGGGAAAGATGCTCACTGTCAGGTTTCAAAACTTAACAGCTCTCGGCGTCCCACGATTTCCTGTAGGTGTGACGATTCGCGATTACGAATAATGTTAGTATAAATAAATGAACACAAAAATTGCCATAGATGTAGATGAGGTACTTGTACCCTTATTGAAACCTATGGCAAAATATAAAAAGATAGCTTTACCAAAAAAACCAAAATACAATTACCTTTACAGAGAAGTTTTCAATTGCACAGAAGAACGTTCACAAGAAATTCTCCACGAGTTCTATTTTTCTGACGAGTTTCGTAACTTAGAACCTATAGAGGGATCACAAGAAGCTATGAAAAAACTACGTGTACTGTTTGATAAAATGTATATACTCACCGGAAGGCAGGAAATTGTTAGAGGGTCTACCGAACTTTGGATTGAACAGTTCTATCCAGGTTTATTTGATGACGTCATTCTCACTAATAGTTTCACAGAGAATGAAGTCAAAAAAGTTGACGTGTGTAGAGCCTTGGGAATTGGTTGCCTTATTGATGACAGCATAGGAACATGTAACGAGTGTATTGAAAATGGTGTGGGTGCTATGAACTTTGTGGGAGAAGAAATGTACCCATGGTGTGAAGAAAGTCCTATCAGCATTCACGGTTGGGAGAGTTATAATATTCAAGGTAGAGAATAATACGATCTTCGTCAGACCCATTCTCCGCCCAATGCGGAAATCTTGAACTCATAATGATATGTTTACCATCTTCTTCTTTTATATCCCCCAATTCAGAATGGTGCAAGTAACAATCATCCGGACACTTTAATCCTAAATGATACGTAAACTTATAATCATCTCCGACGTGATCTACGTGTTCTTCCAGTTTTACACCACCTTTCATGAGAGCAAACCCAGCTATACGAACACCTGGTATTTTTGAAAGTAGTTTATATGTCTCTGGGCATTTTAGACAATTGCCCAATACTATCTTACTCTCCCATATAATAGGCCAACTAATCCACTCCTCTTGTAAATGTGTTTGTCCACCCTTTAGCCAACCACATTTACCAGAATGGTAATCTGAAACAATTTGACGTAGAACGTCTGAACCTTCCCATTCACCCGTAGGTCTGGGTTTATCACTTATAAAAACATTCATTGGTAAATCATCCAACTCTTCTCGTATAGTCTTCCAGTGATTTTTCAGTTCTTTGAGATGCATTCTTTTTTTACTTAAAAATCGCTTCTACTGTTTATATGTGTTAAACACACGAGTACGTAGTATTTCATTCTCGTATTCAAGATCGCGTAATTTTTCAACGAGACTATTTGTAGCAACATTAATTAACTGCCCACCACGAAGTCTTTCATTTTCTTCTTGAGTCTTTACCAACTCATCATCTAATTCTTCAATTTTCTCTATGACTTCATATATTAATTGTCTGTCAGTGTGTTGAAACTTTGAAATTATGTGCTTAACCTTTTTCAAACGTTGAAGATCTTCGTCATCTTCTTCAACGTTTGGACGTATACAACATGACATACTTTACATTATAATTTATTTTATTCCTTATATTATATGAACAATCACTTCTATGCTATTTTACTTTCAGTAGTAGCAGGGTATTTATACTACGATATGATGGAATCGTCTATACCCACAGAATCAAATTGTAGTTTTTCAGCTTCACCCATGACAGATCTCCTTGCATTCGTATGGGGTTTTATCATCATGGGCTATGGTATAAAGAAGTATGATAATCCCATTTTGACATTTTTGGGGTGTGCGGTAGTTGTTGAACATATTTTCCAATTAAAGAGAAAGATATAATGTTGGCACTTTTTTGTAAACCGGTTATTGTAATTGAACCCACCAAAATGAAACCCATTATGACTCCCCAAGATTGTAGAATTGTACAGGTAAAAGAAATAAAAGACAATGCATTCGCAGCTGAATTTTTAGAACCACTTGATTGGATACAAGCACCACCCATCGTCATCCCCGAAAAAATGGATTTGAAAGATTAATCAGTTTGTCATCCTTTTTGGTTTTCATGTAAATAACTTCGTCACATTCACCACCTTTCATAATAAGATTGGGTTCACCACATTCAGTCCCGGGCATCTTATGTCTATCACATGCAAGTTTTGTCCTTTCTGTGATATTCATATTCTGACTAAATCCTATGAAAGTTCTATCAACCCGCCCCTCCTTATCGGAAGCATCTATTATGCATTTCCATGAATAGGGTCCAAATGCCCACTCATTTGGTGATTCAGTGGGTGGTGGGGGTGCATCATGAACCGCAGCACCTCTACGCGACCTAAAACGTTTTTTTACAGACGCAACAGGGTGTAAAATGAATTCGGCAATAGTCAACATTGTATTATATACGATAGTCTATTTTAAGTTATTTTTACAATTTGGAAATTGTCAATTAGTAAAAATAATGGGATTTGCACCAAAGGAGGTTTGAACTCCTGACCTCGCGCTTACTAAACGCACGCTCTGCCACTGAGCTATTGGTGCTTTGTGTCTCCTCCGACCGGGTTTGAACCGATGACCTACAGGTTAACAGCCTGTCGCTCTACCAACTGAGCTACAGAGGAATGGTCCTCTCTACCTGATTCGAACAGGTGACCCTTGGAACTACAGTCCA